TTTGAATGTTATGCCCTGCTTCCTTTAGGTCATTTATTCTGGCAGCAAGTCTAAAACAAGCAAACAGTTCTAACGCTTCAATTGCAGTTAGAGAGCCGTAGTTCTGTAAGTGATACAGAACCTTGGCACTTTGTGATGTTGTTTGTTTCATAGCTCCTCTGACTTTTGAAAATCGACATAGTCTTGGTCTGGAACAATTTGCATTTGCCACTTCGCAACAACTGCGTCACCTCCAGTATCAAAAGTTGGGTCTTCTTTTTCGTATTCGTAATCTGATAGCAAATAGTTTTTTTCTTCTTCTATGCAACCAGATTCTTTTAAAGAACGTACCTTTTTAGTGAAAGGGCATGAAGGCCAAACAGTATGACTAATTGCACGATCAATTTCTAATAATCTTTCACGCAATGCATACTCGCTGTTGGCATAAAGTTCAATAGTAATTTTTCTCATGTCAATAATGGTTGATAGTGTTTTTAAGAAAGATATAAATGAGTGTGACTAAACACACCCAGACGATAAATGTGGTCATTGGTCTAAATCCTGTAGCTCACACTCAAGTCGTAACTCTTCATCCCAATCTTCTGGTGTGTGATCGGAATAAGGAAGGCTGGCCAAGTAGGCCAACCTTTCTAGTTTCTGGGTATCTGTCATTACTCCTCCCAAGGTTGTAGGTGTAATGTGATGTTCCAATACGCATTGCAGAAATGCTTGTTATCCCATATGTCAGTAACCATAATGTGGTCTTTGATCATTCTGTCAATTTCTTCACGAGCAGTTTGTGATAACTCCATTTGGAATTTACGATAAAGTTTCTTTTTACGTTTCATCAATACCACCTCTCAGCCCAACTAAATTTGACGCCTAGTTTTTCTAACTTATCAATTAATCGTCTAGCAGTTGCTGCAACTTTACCGCCATACTGTGGACTTACATCTTCGCATCTGTCCATAGTGCTACCAGATATGCAATCATCCAAAACCATTTTGTCAACTTTGTCTAACTCAGGTAATGTCTTGTACTTTTCTAGATGGCTATATAGTTTGTGGCAACTATCCCATACTGCATCTTCTGGGTATACTTCACGTTCATGCTGAACGCCATTTTTATCTGTTGAATATTCAATAATAATGTCTTTTGTTTTATTGCTATCACCATAAACTTTGATTAGGTAATCTTCATAAAACTGACATGAACATTCGACAATACACTCTTCGGGTCTGTCTGTAATAATCTCTACTTCGAGATTTGTAAACTTAGTTTGTTCCATGTGTTTGTTAATAGAAATTAGTAAACAACAATTGAAGGTAGAACACCTTCGTAATTAAGTGTAGCACATAATGCAACATCTGGCAAATATTAATTAATCGAAGGCATCTCGTTTTTTCAATACTTCCACCTCAGAAAAGCATCTGGGGCATTTTAGATTAGTCATTACTGAAAACTCCGGGTACTTTGGCATTGATTCATCAATGTCTATGTCCGCACCGGGAATTAGATCAGCATCGCACCAGTAACAGTTCATAATAAATTTAATTGTTTAATAATTTTAGCTTTTATACTTTTCTTTTCTTCTTTTCTTTGAATTTCATAGCAATAAATATGTTTAGGTGGTTTATCTATGTATTTAGCTCTACCTTCTAACAATGCTTTTTTAATTTCATAAGTAAATGGTTTGTAGTTTTTATTATCATCAACTGACCTTATCGCTTTGTCGTGATAAATCTTGTCGTTATAAACTATCACTTTACTTTTATCTGTATACCCTTTGTGCTTAAAATTTGTAGCTTTATATATAGTTCCAGAATGGTTATAAAAAGGATCTGCATAAGAAACAATAGTTTTATATTTAGTAAATTTTTTTAAAAATTTAATTGTTTTGCTTATAAAAAAACTTTCCGTATTTTTTTTTGTATTGTCTACGCAACATAATCTTTTTAGTTCTATCACTTCATCTTCATTGTTGCCGTATTTTTGCCAAGTGTTAGCCATAGACAATGAGCCATAAATAATACTGCCAACTAAATTATTTTGATGATATAAACCAAATACCAAAGAAATTCTTAGACCATTTATATTTTTTGAATAATGCCATTGTTCTATAAAATTTTTTACTTGTTGTATAGCTACAGGTTTAACGATAAAATCTCGAACATTAACATTACTAAAATTAGTTTCTGGTTCATCTAATTTAAATAATGTTTGTTGCATATTATTCTCTTCCAAAGATAAGTTCATGAGCAGATAACTGTATACCTCTATCCCATGCTGTCTCAAGCAGCTTACGTTGAATAGATGTAGGTATAGTGCCATCTCCCTTTTGCCATTTAGATACTGATGCAGGGTCACGATGAATTGCCCTAGCTAATGCTCGAACACCACCGAACTCAGCTATTGCTATTTGCACTGGGGTTTTAGTTGATTCCATAATATCTATATTGCCATAAATGCAACATTAATACAAGTAATTAGACAAAAAAAAGAGGGTTGTTACACCCTCTAGATTAATATTAAAAATAAAAGTAAATAAGGGAATAAAACAAAAGTCATACTTTGACTCCCTTTTTCTTATAAACCATTGCATAGCTACAAGACTCTGCAAGTGTTGGATTTAGTACGTTTTCACAGAACTTGTCATATTCTGGCTCTAACCAGTTTTCTAATTCGTTACTGCTGTCGGTGTAGCAACTAACTTTTAAGTCGCTGCCCCTTCTTACATAATCAAGGTCGATAGCTTGCACTAGCTCCTCATAATCACAATCAATTGTAAAAACAACTCTGTATTTCCAACCATGATCTACTTGATCGGTTTTGATTGGATAATCGCATAATGACATTGGCATGGTTCTAATTAATAAAAAATTTGGATAAAAAAAATGGGTGAAATTATTCACCCAAGTATGCGTCAACTAATTCTTTGTATTCAACAGAACCCTCGACTAGTTGCTGTGGAGTAATTGCTGATACAGTTGAGCTAGACATAAAAGCATTGATAAATGCATCTTTGTTAGCTTTGCCTTTGACATCTCTGTAATCAACGCCAAGCATTAAGTCGCTAAATACAACAAATGCTCTTTTGCCTTCGGCTTTAGTACGCTTGAGCAATCTTGCATAAGTACCTGCGTGTGTCATAAACCATGTACTGGCCTGCTCATGGATCTCGCTAGGTGTGAAAGTTTCAGTAATCATTGTTAATAGAAATTAGTAATGTACTTTTTTAGTGTGGCACATATCCCAACACCTGTCAACAAATTAATTTTAAAGTGTTGCGAAATTAGCTATATTTATATATATTTTGAATAATTTATTATTAATTAATGACAGCAATTACACAAG